GCCGACTTACCAGCTTTAGCTCGCAAACCGTCTAACTCCCTCACAACTCGGAACATCGCTAATTTGGAGAGAGGAGCTTTTCCATAGGGAAAAGAGGATTCCTTTAAGTCGCGTGAAACCTTCTCTAACCCACCACCTTTACGCACAATAGTGGTTACATCCATGGTGCGACTGTACACATCATGTCTGTACAGGAAATCCGCTAGTACAATGAAGTGTGGATGGTATTTTCCCGCTTCGGCCTGTTGAAACCATCGGATCGTATCATCAAATCCAGTCCATGGACTTGAGAGGCGCTCGTAACTTAACATTCCGTTAAGTATACGCATCAAGGGACGCACGCCTACTGCACGACCGGAAATCCGATAACGGCTAGAATGTACATTTTGCAAGTAGTATACATTCTCATGACTCATACCGCCTTTATCATCATTAAGGGAGACCCCCAATTCCGCCGCAGCTAAGGATATGTCCTTAAGATCGAAGGGGCGTTTAAACACCCACACACCATCGTCCCCTTGGACAGTTGTATGGAGCAATTCATTCCGGTTACTCCAGGCACAGTAATGTGCTATCATTATCTGCACTAAACCATCAACAAGGTTCGTTAAACCACTACCGCTAGGTACGCTTCCAGATCTACCAATCAGGATGCCCTCAGGTGTCAAAAGTCCGATGTTAAGAAACCTATCCTCAACGAAATCGATTAGTCTCCGCGCCGATGGAACGAACGATCGACGAATAGCCTCAAACGCAAGTCTAATTAACTCCTCAGGAACGCTAGCATCATAGCCTGAGAAATCAACAGACAAAATCGGTTGAGATGCCTCATTCAGGAAAGCAGTGATCACCTCATTAACCTGATCCCCCGAAGTCCAGGCACTAAACTCAATCAGAGGTTTCAATTCTGAAAGGAGGGCCATTTGAAGCATCAGCTCAAGGATTGTTATCCAATGAGGGTAACCCCAAACAGTACGTTGTTTGGGTACTTGACCAAGGCCTTTCGACTGACCTCGCCAGAATAAGACACATGGATCACCAGAAACTGGAAATCCCTCATCTATCGCTCTTTTGGCTAATTTGAAACTCTCTAATCTTGCATCATCCGAAGATGAGAAGAAGGGAGCTCCCATATTAGTCCCTTTCGGCATGTTATCATACGCGGTAAGGACTGAAACAGGCTCCAAATTACGGGGCATCAGCTCCATCAAACGATCGAAGCCATAGGACAATCCTCCACTGCTCATATTCACTCTCTTTTCAGAGAAGTACTTATGAACCTCATCCTTCCTTTCCCAATATGGCAATTGGATGGAAAAGGATCCGATCTTCGTCGCCTGATCTAATTCAAGATCATTTAGAGCTGAATATCTAGTATTTGCCACCCGGGGAAATACTTCGTCACGCAGGGAGGCTCTCTCCAAATCTGGATTTGAGACATCCTTGCCGATAAGAGGTGTGACTAAGTCCCTATCTCTCCCTCGCAGAATACTAGACAGAATGGATCTAACCCTACTCTGAGCATCAGGTTCAAGACTCAGAATATAGGGAGACAGTTCA